AGGTGGTGATGGAAAATTGAATGAAAGACAAAGACGATTCGCAGATGAGTACATCATCAGCAGAAACGCAACACAAGCTGCAATAAAAGCAGGGTATTCTGATAAAACAGCGAGGTCTATAGGACAAAGATTGTTGACAAAAGTTGACATTTCTGAATATATCAAAAAACGTACTGAAGAACTTTTTGACGAACGTTCGATGTCAATCGCAGAAGCCTTGGCAATCTCTGCTAGTATTGCTAGAGGGGAAACTCAACAAGGGTATTCTAAAAAAACTGTAAAGACCGCTGAAGGTGTGGAGGTATCGGAAACGACTTATGAATTTACTCCGACAATTGAAGAAAGACAACGTTCCCTAGATCATATATTCAAAGTGAATGGTGCGTATTTAGAGAGAAAAGAAATTGAGATGTCTTCGGCTGTTCAATTCGTTGATGATATAGGAGTTAGCGATGAAGCGTAGAATGAGCGAATTTATCCCAAAGGCTTTTTACTCTATGTGGCGTGCAGCGTTAGACCCTAAAATCTTACATGTGGTTGAAAAGGGTGGGCGTGGTTCTGGTAAGTCAAGCGACCTCGGACACACTATCATTCAACTGATTATGCGCTATCCAGTCAATGCCGTGTGTATTCGTAAGACGGATAATACCTTAGAACAATCGGTCTATGAGCAATTGAAATGGGCGATTAGTGAGCAAGGGGTTAGTCATTTATTTAAGATTAATAAGTCCCCTTTGAAGATAACCTATATCCCAAGAGGAAATTATATTATCTTCCGTGGTGCACAAGATCCAGAGCGTATTAAGTCCTTGAAAGACAGCCGTTTTCCATTCGCAATCGGCTGGATTGAAGAGCTTGCTGAGTTCAAAACTGAAGATGAAGTAAAGACAATCACCAACTCCCTTCTTCGTGGAGAATTGGATGATGGTCTTTTTTATAAATTCTTTTACTCTTACAATCCTCCAAAAAGAAAACAGTCTTGGGTGAATAAGAAGTATGAGAGTGTCATACAGCCTCCTAACACCCACGTACACCATTCGACCTACTTAGATAACCCATATATATCCCAAGCATTCATAGAAGAAGCAGAGGCCACGAGAGAACGTTCAGAGAAGCGTTATCGTTGGGAGTATTTGGGTGAGGCTATCGGTTCTGGTGTAGCACCATTTGAAAATCTGGTATTCCGCAAGATTACAGACGAGGAGATAGCAAGGTTTGATAACATTCGACAAGGAAATGACTTTGGATATGCTAACGACCCTTTGGCTTTTGTAAGATGGCACTATGACAAGAAGAAACGTGTTATCTATGCTATTGATGAGATTTATGGCGTGAAGATTAGCAACCGTGAGTTGGCTGAAAGAATCCGTGAGAAAGGTTATCAATCTCAGATGATAACCTGTGATAGCGCAGAACCTAAGTCGATTGATGAGTTAAAACTACAGCTAAATATTCCGCTTGTTCAAGGTGCTAAGAAAGGTCCTGACAGTAGGGAGTATGGAGAGCGCTGGTTGGATGATTTGGGTGCCATTGTGATAGATCCAGAGCGCACACCGAATATCGCAAGAGAGTTCGAAAGTGCCGACTATGCAGTTGATCGTGATGGAAATCCCAAGCCTAAATTAGAAGAAGTAAACGACCACACAATCGACGCTACAAGATATGCGTTTGAAGACGATATGAGACAGCCAGGAATATCATTCTGGTAGGAGAAGGAGAAATGTTGAGTAATTGGTTTAAATGGTTAATCAGGCGGTTGTTGATTAAGAATACAACCCAAAATGAAATACTAGAGATTGAGATAAGAGAACACCAGGGTTCTGAGAAAGTAAGTACGATGAAACAGGCTTACGAATATTACCGAAACCAAACAGATATTCGAAAGAAAAAAGTAGATGTGGATTGGCGGACGAACTCAAGGATTGAATTGGGTTTATTTAAGAAGCTGGTAGACCAGAAGGTCGGGTATTTGTTTTCTAAAAAACCAACAATCTCGCTTGAAGGAGAAAAATCACAAGATTTTTTAGATAGCGTGTTTGACGAGGATCTTTTATCTACGATTAAGTCACTCGGTAAGGAAGCAGTGATAAAAGGGATAGCTTATGGCTTGCCTTATTACGACGAGAATGGCCGTCTACGCTTGTTTAAAATCCCAAGTGAGCAGATTATCCCTTTTTGGAAAGACGAGCGTCATTTAGAACTATCTGCCTTTGTGCGAGTCTATAATCAAGTGGTCTACGAAAGTGGAGTGAAGAAGACTAAAACCTTTGTAGAATACTACGACGAACAAGGAATTACAGATTATATCTGGACAGGTTCACACCTTGAACTCAATCCACTTTCTAAAGAGACTAAGGGGAATTTTTATTATGTCAATGCAGACGGTACACGGACCCCTTACACCTGGGAGAAAGTCCCTCTGATCCCATTTCGTTACAACGAGTATGAGGACGGTCTTTTAGTTCAAACCAAGTCTTTGATTGATAATATTCAACTTCAAATGTCTACTAATGCTGATATGTTGGCAGATATGCCGAAGTTGATTTATGTTTTGAAAAACTATCAAGGTGCAGACCTGGGCGAGTTCATGAATAATCTGAACAAGTTCCGCTCTATCAAAGTTTCTAGTGATGGTGGTGTAGATACCCTACAAGCAGACAATGATACTAGTGGAGTTGAAGCAGATATCGAACGCTCTCGTAAGTTCTTGTATGAGGCTGCAAGAGCCATTGATACCCAAGATGATAATTTAGGTAATGCGAGTGGTCAGGCTCTTAAATGGCGCTATACAGACCTTGATTTGGATTGTAATGAGCTAGAAAATGAGTTCCAAAAAGGTATCAAGCAATTCCTTTGGTTTGTAGAACAGTATGCAGCTAACAAAGGAGTAGCGTTTGATTCATCTAAATTTACTTATGTCTTTAACCGTGACATCATTTCAAATGAGTCTGAAGCTATTCAAGATTGTGTAAACTCAATCGGTATCTTAGACGATCTAAGCATTCGTGAACAACATCCATGGTATCAACCAGAGGTTGAGAAACGATTGAAAGAACAACAGGAACAAGGACAAGAACCATACTCTCAGACCAATTTCAAAAAGGTAGAGGATGACCATGACGACCGAGAACAAGAAAAAGATAGATGAGTATTGGACTGAGCGAGCTTTACAACAGGAACAAAACGCTCAGATAATTGCTGATAGGTACATGGCACAGATTGGCCAATCCTTGGCAGACTATAAACACCAGCTGGTTTCTGAGATTGAGAAGTTTTATGCCAGGTATGCAGTTGATAATAAAATGACTCACGCAGAGGCCAAGCAATATCTGACAGATAAAGAGCGTAGAGAGTTTAAGCATGTAACCCTTGAAAGATTCCGTGAGATGGCCTTAAATCCTGACACACCGACACCTTTGTTGGACGCCTTGGGATATCGCCATCGTATCAGTCGCAAGGAGGCTTTGCTTGCCGAAATTGAGCGTCTAACAGCTGAACTATACGGGAAGCCAGATGGCATACATGACAAGGTCACAGAGACTCTGAGTGACGTCTACATCAAAGGTAAAATCCATCAAGCTAAGAACTTGGCTCATTTTGGAATCATAGAGAATCCAATATTAGGTGTCGATGCAGTTAAGCATAAGATGGCTAGTAACTGGAGTGGTAAGACATTCTCAACAAATGTGTGGGGGCATGATGCAGCTGTTTATAAATCTATCAGTGATACAATCAATAAAGGCCTAACAGGTGGCTGGTCTATTGATAGAATGGCTAGGGCTCTTTCTGAACGTACAGGAGTTGCCTATCATCGAGCAGACACGCTTGTCAGAACTGAGACGACCTTTTATAATAACCTTGCAACACTAGATACTATTAAGGAATTTGGTGGCGACCACTACGAAATCGTAGCAGTATTAGACAGTCGTACAAGTGAGATTTGCAGATTAGAAAATCACGAGGTTCATTCTGTTAAGGAATATGAACCAGGTCGAACCGCACCGCCATTCCATGTCCGTTGCCGTTCCACTATCAGGCCTGCAGTTAAGTCTGATAAGCCTAGTCCTTACTTTGATATCTTGCAAAACGATGGCTCAGTAAAACTAGCCACTGAGCAACGTTCTCTGGACGAAATCTTTGCAGGTTGGGAGCGTGAAGGGGAAGCTGTTCTTAGAGGTGTTAAGGAATCTAAGCCAGAAGCGGCTGACAAGGTTTTTGTAGCTGATAAACCAAATGAAATAGATGATTTCTTTAAGAAACAAAAATCTTATCAGAAGTGGTATAATGAGCTTACAGATGACGAAAGAAGCGTTATTTATTCTTATACAACAGAAAACTATCATAACTTCAACAATATAAAACGTTATGGACTTGATGAAGCTTTAAAAATACGTGAAAAGTTCTGGTTTGAAAACGATGGAGATGTAGCCGATTTACCTTTTGCTTTGGATATTGTAAAAGATACAGAATCTAATATCCCAATCCTAGAGAAAGTCATTTCAAAATTTGCTCCTGAAAAAAGCTTTAAGGCGTATCGTGGAAGTGGATCTATCTCTGCACTTGGCCAAGACTTAGGGTATCTAGATTTTGAAGTTGGTCAATCCATTAAACTAGATAAAACTTTCACTTCATTTAGTTTAGACA